CGCGGTCGCCGCCAAAATCACCACGCTCAAGCTCGGCGACAACCAGCACGGCGCCGGCAAGCGGGAGGGAGTGCAAATTTGCACACCCTCCCCATCGGCTGGCCAGGATTCGGCTGACGGTGCCCCTGCCGCGGCCCAGGATGCGCCGCCGCCGGCGGCAGCCGCCACGCCGGTTAGCGCCGCCGCGGCAGCGGCGATGATGAATGTCGCGCGACGCACCGTCTTTGCGGCCAAGCAGGTCTATGAGACCGGCGCGCCGGAACTGCAGCAGGCGCTGGAGAGCGGCGCGGTCTCGACCGCGGCTGCCGCCGACGTGGCGACCTTGCCGCTTGCCGAGCAGCGGGACATCGTCGCCCAGGGCGAGCAGCAGATCCTTGCCGCCGCCAGGGAAATCCGCGCCAAGAAGAACGAGGTGCGCCGCGCCGAGCGGGTCGAGAAGATCAAACAGATCGCCGCCGGCGGCAGCGCGCTGCCGACCTTGCGCAAATTCCCGGTGCTCTACATCGATCCGCCGACCAGATTTGCCGCCGGCGATTCCGACCGCTCGACCGAGAACCATTATCCGACCATGACCGAGGCGGAGCTTTCGGCACTGCCGGTCGGCGATCTCGCCACGCCGGCCGCGGTGCTGTTCTGCTGGACCACGGTGCCGTGGCTGGCCAAGACCTTGCGGCTGATCGAAGCCGCCTGGGGCTTCGACTATGTGTCCGAATTCGTCTGGGACAAGGAGGCGATCGGGCTCGGCTTCTGGAATCGCAATCAGCATGAAAGTCTGCTGGTCGCGACCCGCGGCGGCATGCCGGCGCCGGCGCGCGAGAAGCTGCGCCGCTCGCTGCATTCCGAATTGCGCGGCGCGCATTCGCGCAAGCCGGATTATTTCCGCGCCCTGATCGCCGACTACTATCCGGATTTGCCCCGGATCGAGCTGTTTGCCCGCGGCGCGCTCCCGGATGGGTGGGAGGGGTGGGGCAACGAAGCCGAGATTCGCAACGGGAGCGGCGCAGCCGAAGCCATGGCCGCCGCTGCCGCAGAGCCCGCGCCGTCGTCGCGCGCCACGTGCGCGGGCTCGCCTCTTGACGGTGATGCGTCGCCGGCGGCGCGGCATGCCGCGCCCCTACATGATGCCGACGCTGGTGCCGGCGGCGACGACAATCTCGACATCCCCGATTTCCTGCGCCGGCCGGCGACCGGAGCCGCACCATGCTGATGCTGAAGCACTGCCCGTTCTGCGGCCGCGGCGGCACTCCGCTCAACGATCTGGCGCGCGACTGCCACGCCGACAATGCGCATTGGTGGCACGATCCTGCCACCGGAGCCAGACTTGAGCGCAACAAGGCGGAGCTGATCTGCCTGATGCATTCGGAGCTGTCCGAGTGCATGGAGGGCGAGCGCAAGGAGCTGATGGATACCCATCTGCCGCGCCGGCGGATGGCCGAAGTCGAGCTTGCCGACGTGCTGATCCGCATCTTCGATTATGCCGGCGCCTTCGGCTACGACCTTGACGGCGCCGTCGCCGAAAAGCGCGCCTACAACAGGCAGCGCGCCGACCATAGTGCCGCGGCGCGGCGCGCGCCCGGCGGCAAGAAGTGGTGAGCGCCGTGGCCCGCAAGATGCTGGTGGCGGATTTGCTGTGCGGCGCCGGCGGCTCCTCGACCGGCTGCGCGCGGGCGCTTGCCGCGCTCGGCCTCGACATGGAGCTGGTCTGCGTCAATCACTGGCCGGTCGCGATCGACACGCACAGGCGCAACCATCCCGAAGCGCGCCATTACGTGCAGGACATCGCCACCGTCCGCCCGCACCTGATCGTGCCGGAAGGCTATCTCGACCTGCTGATGGCGTCGCCGACCTGCACGCATCACTCGGTCGCCCGCGGCGGCAGGCCGACCTCCGACCAGCAGCGCGCCGATCCGTGGCATATCGTCACCTGGCTGACCGAGCTGCGGGTCAAGCGCATCATCATCGAGAACGTGTGGGAGTTCACCGGCTGGGGCCCGGTCGATCCGCGTAGCGGCCGGCCGATTCGCGCGCGCAAGGGCGAATATTTCCGCGCCTGGATCGACACCATCCGCCGGCTCGGCTTCGAGCCGGAATGGAAGAAGCTCAACGCCGCCGACTATGGCGACGCCACCACGCGCTCGCGCTTCATCCTGATGGCGCGTTCCGACCGGCGTGCCGTGTCTTGGCCGGCGCCGACGCACCGGCGGCGCGACGAGACCGGCCGGCTCGATTTGTTTCCGGGAGTGAAGCCGTGGCGGCCGGCGCGCGACATCATCGACTGGTCGATCCGGGGCCGGTCGATCTTCGGCCGCAAGAAGCCGCTGGCGCCGAAGACCCTGGCGCGCATCTATGCGGGCGCCGTGAAGTTCAACTGGCCGGCGCCGTTCCTGGTCATCCTGCGCAATCACATGGCCGGGCGCAGCCTCGACGCGCCGCTGCCGGCGCTGGCCGCGAGCGGCACTCATGTCGGGCTGGCACAGCCGGTCATCTTGTCATCTCTGAGCGGCGGGGCACCGCGCTCCGCCGCCGAGCCGCTGCCGACCATTACGACCGGCGGCGGCGGTGTCAGCACGCGCCCTGGCTGCGCGCGGCCGATGCTGGTCGAGCCGTTCGTCGTCGCCGTCGCGCACGGCAACAGCGCCAGCAAGCGGGACGCGGACAGCCGGCGGGCAAAGCCGCTCGATGATCCGCTCGGCACGGTCCATGCCGGCGGCGGCAATTTCGCGCTGGTGGCGCCGTATTACGGCTCCGGCTCGGGCGAGACCTGCCAGCCGATGTCCGTGCCGCTGCCGACCGTCACCGCCAAGGCGCGCTTCGGCATGGTGCTGCCGGTCACGCATAACGACGTCAGCAACCGGGCGCGGGACGTGGATGCCGAGCCGCTGCCGACCTTGACCGCGGCGCATCGCGGCGAGCTGGCCTTCATCACCGCACAGCACGGCGAGCGCGAGGGGCAATCGCCGCGCGTGCACAGCATCGATCATCCGGCGCCGGCGATCTGCGCTTCCGGTCATATTGATCTGGTCGAGCCGGGTGCCGGATACGACATCCTGTTCCGGATGCTGGAGCCGCACGAGCTTGCCGCCGCCATGGGCTTTCACGGCTACCAGTTCGCCGGCACCAAGACCGAGCAGATCAAGCAGATCGGCAACGCCGTGTCGGTCGCCAAGATGACGGCCTGCGTCGGCGCGATGATGGCGGACGCAGCGCCGCCGAACCGCGCAGCCGGCGCTGCGGCGCGCAAGGCGGTGGCATGAACGTCATCGCCACATCGGCCATGGCGCCGGTAGGAGGGACGCGGCATGCCGCGCCCCTGCATGATGGTGTCGCCCCGCCGGCCGGCACCGAAGTCGATGGCGCCGGCCGCGGCGTCGTTATCCGCATCGGCGACTGCCGGGATGTGTTGCGCGCCATGGCGGCGGAGTCGGTGCACTGTGTCGTCACCTCGCCGCCGTATTGGGGGCTCAGGGATTACAGGATCCCGCCGTCGGTGTGGGGCGGCGATCCGGATTGTAACCATCGGTGGGGCGCCGCCATCGTCGTCGAGCGCGCCACCAATCACGCCGACAAGCGGCGCTGGCAGCATAGCCGCAACGGCCGGGACGAGGAGCAGCCGACACACAAGCGGGTGGGCTGGCTGCGCACTGACGTGCCGCAGGGGCAGTTCTGCGATCTCTGCGGCGCCTGGGCCGGCGCGCACGGGCTGGAGCCGACACTCCAGCTCTACATCGAAAACGAAGTCGCGATCTTCCGCGAGCTGCATCGCGTGCTGCGCAGCGACGGCACGCTCTGGCTCAACCTCGGCGATTGCTATGCCGCCGACGGCAAGTTCGGTGGTGAGACCGGCGGCAAGCAAGCCTACCTGGACGATGACAACCGCAAGCGTACCGGCCGGGAAAAGCGCCGCTCCGGGCTAAAGCCGAAGGACCGCTGCATGCTGCCGGCGCGGGTGGCGCTGGCGCTGCAGGATGACGGCTGGTGGCTGCGCGACGAGATCGTCTGGCACAAGCCAAACCCGATGCCGTCATCAGTCACCGACCGCACCACGCCCGCGCACGAAATGCTCTATCTGCTCAGCAAGCGGGCGCATTATTATTACGACGCCGAGGCGATCAAAGAGGCGTTCAGCGCGGCCAGCATCGCCCGGCTGACCCAGGCGTCGATTGTCGATCAGCAGGGCGGCGACAAGGCCGATCAGTACGATCTGATGGGGCTCAATGCGCGCAGCGGCAGCCGCCGGCCGAACGAGATCGTCGCCGGACTGGCGCAGAAGATCGTGCGCAAGCCGGCCGGCTGGGACACGGCGGACGGCGCGCACTCAACGCTGCGGCACACCGCGCCCGCGGTCGCATCGTCCGGCAATAAAGAGCGCAAGTTTGGCGTTGACCCCGACAGCTCGGTGCCATGGGAAGGCACCACGCGCAACAAACGCTCGGTCTGGACCATCGCCAGCGAGCCGTTTCCGGACGCGCATTTTGCGACCTTTCCGACCGCTCTTGTTGAGCCGATCATCAAGGCCGGCACCTCGGAGAAGGGCTGCTGCGCCGCCTGCGGAGCGCCGTGGCGCCGCATCGTCAAGCGCCGCTTCCGCCGCCAGGCCGACGTGTCGGCGGCGAAGGAAACGACAGGCTGGCGACCATCGTGCCAGTGCGACGCCGGCATTGTGCCGGCGCTGGTGCTCGATCCGTTCGGCGGGTCCGGCACCGTAGGACTCGTCGCCGACCGGCTCGGCCGGCGCGCGGTGCTGATCGACCGCAGCGAGGCCTATGCGCAGATGGCACGCACGCGCCTCGTCGCTGATGCCGGATTATTTGCCGCGGCCGCTCTGGAGCGGAGCGAGCCATGACCGGCCCCAGGATCGGTCCCCGGGCGGTATTCGGCGATCCCCGCCGGCCGTGGACCGCGGCCGAGATCGCGACCGCGGCGCGGTTGTGGGCCGAGCTGACCGCGGCCGGCGTGCCGCCGGGGCCGGCCTATGCGGAAATCGGCCGCGCGCTCGGGCGCAAGCCGGCGGCGGTGCAGAGCCGGCGCAAGAATTTCGGCGAGAGCTTCGCCGCTTCGCCGCGCAGCAAGCTGCCGCCGACACGGGTCACCGCCGGCGAGGCTACAGCGCCGCGGGCGTCGCTCTTGTTGCTCGCGGCGCGCGACCGGCGCAGCGCGGCGCTGGACCGGCGCGATCTCACCGCGCGGCTGATGGGCGACCCGCCGCCGGGCTATTCGGCGCTCGACCGCAGCAGAAAGGCAGCCTCATGACCGCGATCAAACAAACGCTGCAGCGCTGGCGCCCGCTGGCGCTCGGCATCGCGCTGACGCCGTTCGCCTGGCAGTGGGGCAGGATCGATGACGATCCGTGCGTCTATGCGGTGGGGCCGCTGATGTTTTGCGTGCAATGGCGGTGACGGGGGAGGCCATGCTCGCATGCTGGCGCAAGCGAGTCGCGCTGTCTTGGGCCACCGCGCAATCTTCGCCGGGCCGTCCCCGTTGTCCCGGTTATCCACAGGCGAATCATGGCTGACACCAGCAAGATCGAATGGACCGACGCGACCTGGAATCCAATCGTCGGCTGCTCCATCGTCTCTCCAGGCTGCACCAACTGCTACGCGATGCGCATGGCCGCGCGGCTGCAATCGTGCATCGGCGATGGCAAGCATCTGGTCGGGCACTACGACGGCACGGTCAAACGCATCAACGGCCACGCTGTGTGGACCGGCAAGGTAGCCCTCGCGCCGGACCACATTTTGACCGCGCCGCTGCGCTGGCAAAAGCCGCGCCGTATCTTCGTCAACTCGATGGGCGACCTGTTTCACGAGTCGATCCCCGACGCATGGATCGACCGCGTGTTCGCCGTCATGGCGCTGTCGCCGCAGCACGAGTTTCAGGTTCTGACCAAGCGGGCGAAACGGATGCGAGATTATGTGTGTCACATCAGCGAGCCGGGATTTGGTGCGCGTGATCGGATCGACAACGTTGTTTTGGGCTGGCGGCTTGATCGCACCCACAAGGAAGTCTTCCGGAGCGGACGCCTTGACGTAGTTAATGACGGGTACGACGCCTGCGAGCGATGGCCGTTGCCAAACGTCTGGCTCGGCGTGTCTGCCGAACGGCAGCAGGAAGCCGACGAACGCATTCCGCACCTGTTGCAGACGCCGGCTGCGGTGCGGTTTGTGTCGGCAGAACCGCTGCTGGGGCCGATTGATTTCCGGCGCGCCTTTTATGTTGGCGAGGAAGGCGGCGGTGAACATGTCGGCAGCAAACGACAGATGATAGGCTGGATCATTGTCGGCGGCGAGAGTGGCCCCAAGGCCCGGCCGATGCATCCACAATGGGCGCGCGACATCCGCGACCAGTGCCAGGCGGCGGGCGTGCCGTTTTTCTTCAAGCAGTGGGGCGAATACATCGCCGTCGCCCCAAATGGCCCCGGTCAAGGCGCACCGCTCCGTGAGCGACAGGACGAGATCGCCATCGGTGATGTCGTCATGCGCCGCGTCGGCAAGAAGGCCGCCGGCCGGCTGCTTGACGGCCGCGAGCACAACGACATGCCGGTGGCAGGATGAGCATCCAAGCTGTGGCCTGGGCGCTGGAGCAGCAGTTGCCGGCGGCGGCGAAGCTCGTGCTGGTGTCGATCGCCAACCACGCCGATCATGAGGATGGCTACTGCTATCTGCGCGCCGAAACCATCGGCCGGGAGGCCAGCTGCACGCCGCGCCACGCCCAGCGCGTGGTAGCGGCGCTGGTGCGCAACGGCTTTTTGCGCAAAAGAATCCGCCGCGGCGCCGACGGCAAGCAGCGGGCGAATGATTACTGGATTCTGTTCGACGGCGCGCGGTCGGAAACGTGGTCTTGGCGGGCGCTGGGCGATAGCGAAGCCGACACTGACGCTGCACAGGATGTGACAAATTTACCGCACGACATAGAGTCGTCCGGTAAGAGCGACGAATGTACACCGGAGTCGTCCGGGCCGCACGACTCCGGTGTCACGGCCGCACGACATACGAGTCGTGCGGCACATAATGTTGAACCATCCGAAGAGGAACCATCCGAGTCTAATAAAACTAAGAAGAATAGGAATTGTTTGGCGGTAAAAGAGGGCTTGCGGGCGTATCGGCCACCGCCTGACCCGCAGGATGTGGTGGCCGACGTGCACGGCGAGGTACCGAGCGCGATGCGGGTGTTCGTTATCGAAGGCACGCCGGCATGGCGGGCCTGGAGCGACTACCGGCGCCGCATCGGACGGCCGCTCAATCACAGCTATTCGGGCGCCGGTCCCTACGCCGGCAAGACCGGACGGCACTTTCCGTCGTTGTTTCCGCCGAAGTCGGAATCGACCGGGCCGCCCGGCACGCTGCTCACCGACGACGACGTGGCGTATCTGGGCGAGAGAATGGGCACGATGACAGGGTGAGGACGATCATGCTGGCGGCAGCGGTAATTTCCGAAAATCTCGAAGCCCGGCTGTTTGCGCCGGATCGTGGCGCCGAGGTCCCGGCGCCGGTCAACGATTATTGCATGGTGCTGGTGCGGCCGGGGCAGGAGCAGGAAGCGCGCGACAGCATGCGCCGGCGCGGCGTCGGCGCCTGGTGGCCGAACTACAAGCGCGAGGTCGTGCGCAAGGACCCGCGCACCGGCCGCCGCGAGAAGCGGCTGGTGCTAAGCCCGATCATCGCCGGCGTGATCCTCTCCCCGGCGCGCTGCGACGAACGGTTCTGGCAGGCGGTGGATGTGGCGCCGGGCGTGCTCAACGTCGCCTACCGGTTTGGCGGCGATCTCTTGCTGCTGCGCGACGTTGACGTGGTGCTCATTCACAAGATCGAGGCCGGGCACAACAAGCCGGCGCCGCCGAAGCCGCTGCATGATTTCAAGATCGGTGACCGGGTGCGGCTCCTTGAGGACACCGACCATGTCTGGCCGCCCTGCGAAGTGATCCAATGCAGCCGTAGGGGCAACATCAAGATCGAATCGCCACTGTTGGGCGGCGCGCCTGTGGATGTGCTGCCGCATCAGATCGTGCGCTGTTGACTGACTGCTGCCGCCGCTTGACGTGGCGCGCCGAATCAGCGCACAGGCTCGCGCATGGGCGGGGCGGCCTGCGACTTGCGCCCCGTCAAGTCACCCTCGGGAGACTGAGCGCCCCAGGCTTGGCGGACGGCACAGCGGTAAAATCGCTTGTGCACGCAGCCCCGATCACGCCCGAAAACAAATAAAGCCCCGCCGTAGCGCGGGGCTTTTGCATTATTTGGAGGCCGCTCCTGTCGGCCCGGCTCGACATTTCGCCCGCAGCCTCCGATGTCGCCGGCTGGCGTCGGGAGCGGCCTCGCTGTTTTTAAGGCAACACTGAGTCGGTTTCGGATTCCCCGGATTCACCATGCGCAAGCCGCTCAAGCGCCTCAAGCGCGAGCACCTGACGTTCTGCGCGCTGTACGCCGAATGGGTGCCGCCGGCGGTCGCCTACGCCAAGGCATTCGGCAAGGGCGACGGCCCCGATGCCCACCCCGGCAATGCGGCGCGGCTGCTGCGCGAGCCGCTCGTTCAGGCCGAGATCAGGCGGCTGACCAGCGCCGACGAGGCGGCCGGCAACCCGGCCTATATCGGCTATCGCCGCGCGCTCCTGCGCGCCGAGCTTGACCGCATCGCCTTCTTCCGCCTGCCCGACGTGCTCGACGAGGGACTGCATCTCAAACCGCTGGCCGAGCTGACCGATGACCAGCGCGCCGCCATCGCCGAGATCAGCGTCGACGCCGACGGCCGGCGCAAGGTCAAGGCGCATTCCAAGGACGCGGCGATCGCGCAGCTGATCAAGCTCGACGGGCTCGCCGAGCCCGACAAGGTGGTGCTGGGCGGCGACATCGCGGTGACGGTGAAGGATGCTCGCGCCGAAGTGCAACGCCGGCTGGCTCAGCTCGCTGCCGCAGGCGGCGCAGGCTGAGTTTCTCGACTCGCTCAGCCAGCAGGAACTGCTGGCGCTGCAATTCGACTGGCAGTTCTGGGCGCGCACCAAACAAATAACGCCGCCGGGCAACTGGAACGTCTGGCTCAACCTCGCCGGCCGCGGCTACGGCAAGACCCGGGTCGGCTGCGAATGGGTGCGCGAGCAGATCGAGGCCGGCGCCTGCAAGCGCATCGCCATCGTGGCGCCGACCGCGGCCGACTGCCGCAAGGTCATCGTCGAGGGCGAGAGCGGCATTCTGGCGATCTCGCCGCCATGGTTCCGGCCGCGCTATGAGCCGTCGCGCCGGCAGATCACCTGGCCGAACGGCGCCATCGCGATTCTGTACTCGGCGGAGGAGCCGGAGCGGCTGCGCGGCCCGCAGCACGACGGCGCGCTGTGCGACGAATTGGGCGCCTGGAAATATCCGCAGGAGGTCTGGGACCAGCTGCAATTCACCATGCGGCTCGGCGCGCATCCGCGCCAGGTTATCACCACGACGCCGCGGCCGATCCCGGTGCTCAAGAGTCTGGTGGCGCGCGCGCTCGACGATCCGGGCGACGTCGTGCTCACGCGCGGCTCGACCTACGAGAACGCCCACCTCGCCAAGAGCTTTGTCGAGACCATCGTCGCCCGCTATGCCGGCACCCGGCTTGGCCGGCAGGAACTGGAAGCCGAAATCCTCGACGATGTGCCGGGCGCGTTATGGTCGCGCGCGCGCATCGACGAGCTGCGCATCGGTCCCGACCGGCTGCCGGCGCTGCGCCGCATCGTGGTGGCGATCGATCCGGCGGTGTCAACCTCGGAAGGCTCCGACGAGACCGGGATTATTTGCGCAGGCCTGGGCGAGGACGGCCACGGCTACATTTTAGAGGACCGCTCCGGCCGCTATTCGCCCAACGAGTGGGCCAAGGAAGCGATCGCGCTCTATCGCGCGCGTAACGCCGACCGCATCGTCGGCGAGGTCAACCAGGGCGGCGATCTGGTCGAGTCCACCTTGCGCATGGTGGATGTCAACATTCCGTTCACCGCCGTGCACGCCGCGCACGGCAAGGCGGTGCGCGCCGAGCCGGTGTCGGCGCTGTACGAACAAAAACTGGTGCACCACGTCGGCTCGCTGCCGCAGCTGGAGGACCAGCTGTGCATCTTCACCGCCGACTATGATCGGCGCAAGGCCAAGTTCTCGCCCGACCGCATGGACGCGCTGGTCTGGGCGCTGACCGAACTGAAAGTCAGGCAATCGCCCGGCTGGGGCTTTCTTGAGTTCGCCCGGCGGCAGGCCGACGCCACCAAGACACCAGGCACGAACATCAACAAGGTCGAACCGACCACACAACTGAAAGCGCCGCCGAATATCTCGACCGTCTATGGCCTGTCCGGCCGCGCCTACACGGTCGGACCCGACGGCGTGGTCGAGGTGATCACCGACGACGCCAAGCCGCTGCTCGGCCAGGGCTTCAAGATTGCGCAACCCGTAAGCTGAAAACGAAGGATCACACCAATGGCCAACACCATTCGCATGCAGGCGCCGGCAGGCGTGTCGCAGATCGTCGGCGCCACCGCGACGCCGGCCGGCTCCGGCCAGAGCTACACCGTCGATGCCAACGGCGACGTGTATGTCGATCCGCGCGATGTCGCGGCCTTCGTCAATGCCGGCTTTATCGTCAGCGAATTTCCCAAGACCGCGCGCACCGTGTTCGGCGGCAGCGTGGCGGCCGCAACGCTTGGCGCGTTTTTCGAGGAAGGCAACCTCTACCGCAATGCCGGCAACCCGATCGCCGGCAACGGCGCCGACACCACCGACGACATCATCGGCGGCGTGCAGCTGCCGGCCGGTGCGCTGGATGTCGCGGGCCGCGCCATCACCATCCTGGCGCAGGGCACCACCGGCGCCACCACCAACAACAAGCGCTTCAAGATTTTCGTCAACCCGACCATGTCGGGCCAGACCGTCAATGCCGACGGCTCGATCTCCGGCGGCACGGTGACCGCCGGCACGCCGCTTTGCGACTCCGGCACCTGGGTCAATGGCACCACGCCGAACAATGCCGCCGGCTGGCAGGCCGGCGCCACCATCATGAAATACGGCGCCGCGGGCTCGAACACCCAGATCGGCCAGGGCGCCGCCATCCTCGGTACTTTGCACGGCGGCATGCAGGCGGCGCAGGCGCTGACGCTCACTGAAAGCGCGGTGATCAACATCGTGGTGACCGGCTCGTCCTACACCACCGGCGCCGCCAACGATGTCAAGCTGCAGATGCTCCAGGTCGGCGCGTCGAACTAACCGCGCATCGTCACAGGCGATGACTGACACACCGACGCGCGGCGGCCAGGCCGGCACCTATCTGACGCCGTACAACATCCAGGTCAGCTACGGCAGCGCGGGCGCCGGCATCGTGCGCGGGGACGGCGCCGACTGGTTCGGCCCGCTCAATCCGCTCGCCCCGATCGCGCCCGCCGATGTCGCCGGCCGCCGCTTCGATTTCCCGGCCGGCTATAACCTCGTCACCCGGCCACGCAGCTTCGAGGCCATCGGCTTTGCCGAGCTGCGCGCGTTCGCCGACGCACACGATCTGACCCGGCTGGTGATCGAGACCCGCAAGGACCAGATCGAGCGCGCCCGCTGGGCGATCAATCCGCGCGATCCGAAGGCGCGAAGGAAGAGCTACAAGATCGCGCCGGAAATGCAGCAGCGCATCGATGCGCTAACCGCGTTCTTTCGCAAGCCGGACCGCATCACCCCCTGGAAGACCTGGATTCGCGGGGTGCTCGAGGACCTGTTCGTGCTCGACGCGCCGGCGCTCTACTGCCAGCGCAGCCGCTCCGGCCAGCTCTGCGCGCTGCCGCAGCTTGACGGCGCGACCATCAAGCGGGTGATCGACGACTGGGGCCGCACGCCGCAGCCGTTTACGGCGGCCGATGGCACGATCGTCTATCCGCCGGCCTATCAGCAGATTCTCAAGGGCTTCCCGGCGGTCAACTATTCGGTCCGCGACCTCATCTACCGGCCGCGCAATCTGCGCGCCCACAAGGTCTATGGCTATTCGCCGGTGCAGCAGGTGCTGATGACGGTGCAGATCGCGCTGCGCCGGCAGCTGTGGCAATTGGAGTATTTCACCGCCGGCTCGGTGCCGGACGCGTTCCTCGGCGCGCCGGAAGCGTGGACGCCGGACCAGATCAAGCAGTATCAGGATTACCTCGATGTCATGCTCTCCGGCGAGCTCGCGGCGCGGCGGCGGCTGCGCGTGGTGCCGGGCGTCAAGGCGCAGGTGACGCAGACCAAGGAGCCGGAGCACAAGCAGGATTTCGACGAGTGGCTCGCCCGCATCATCTGCTACGCCTTTGCGGTGTCGCCGCAATGGGCGACCAAGATGGTCGGGCGCGCCGAAGCCGGCCAGCATTCCGAGAATGCCGAGCAGGAGGGGCTGGAGCCGACCAAGGAGTGGATCAAGGAATTCGTCGATTCGATCATCGAAGACGAGTTCGACTCGCCCGACCTGGAATTCGCCTGGGTCGAGGAGGACGAGACCGATCCGCTCAAGCAGGAGCAGATCCTCGAAGGCCGGGTGAAGGCCGGCGGCATCACGCTCAACGAGTGGCGCGACAGCATCGGCCTCGATCCTTATGACGATCCGGCTGCCGACACACCGATGGTGTACACCGCCACCGGTTTTGTGCCGATCGACGCCAACACCATCGACGGCAAGCAGGCGGCGCTCGACGCGTTCGGGCCGCCGCCGGCGCCGGGCGGCGCGGGCGACAAAGACCAGACACCGGCCGCCGCCGGCAAGCGCAACGATTTCGGCAAGCGCGCGGGGCGGAGGCTCGCGCCTGTCCCTTTTGACCGGCCGGCAGCGCACCGCGCTGTCGGGGCGATCGGCAAGCGGCTGGCGCAAGCGTTCGCAACAATCGAGCCGCAGGTGCTGGCCGCGGTCAAGGACGGCCTCGACAAGCTTGCCAAGGACAATCCGCCGCGCACTAAGGCCAAGCAGATACTTGACGATCTCGACTTCGCGGCGCTGGCCGATGTCGAAGGCGACATCGCCGACGCCCTGGGCGCGCTTGGCGCCGATTCCGCGGTCGAGGCGCTGGCGCAGCTCGGCCTCGACGACGACGATCTGGTCAATGCCGTCAACGACCTTGCGGTCAAGGCTGCGGCCGAGCAGGGCGCCGAGCTGGTGGCCGGCGTCGATGACCGCACCCGCGCCATGCTCTCCGATCTGATTGCCGACGGGCTCATCAACAATATCGGCACCGATGCGATCGCCGACTCGATTGCCGATTCCGGGCTGTTCTCCGACGACCGTGCCGATCTGATCGCGCGCACCGAGGTCAGCCGCGCCAACAGTCAGGCGGCGCTCACAGGCTACAAGAGCGCGCGCGACGACGCCGGCGTGGGCGTGCGCAAGGCATGGCTGCTCGGGCCGAACCCTTGCGAGATTTGCGAGGGCAACGCCGACGACGGCGATATCGATCTTGACGATGACTTTTCGTCCGGCGACGATGCTCCGCCGGCCCATCCGAATTGCGAATGTGCCCTCAGCCCCGTGGTGGATGACTGATGCGACTGTTTGTGGTGACCAAATCGCCGATCGGGCTTGACGGCACCGCCGAGATCATCGGCGCCTTCGCCACCCAGGCGAACGCGCGCAAGGCCTGCGTCGGCGCCGGCGCCTATCTGATCGCCGCCGTCGAGCTCGACAAGCCATACGGCCGCGCCAACCGGCTGCTCGACGTGTGGAGCGTCCGGGTCGAAAGCGGCGCCTCGGCCGGGCTCTGACGTCAACCAAACATCAAACAAGGTGACCGCCATGCTTGCGCCGTCGCTGTCGTTTGCGCTCGCTTGTTTGATGTTCGGGCTGTGCGCCGGCTTCGGCTGGGGCATCGGCACATTCGTTGCCGGCCGCATCACGTCGCGCGTCTGAATCACCGATGCAGCTGCGTGACGACGAGCGGTTCGTCGCCGCCGGAGAGCTGCCGCCCGATTTGTACGAGCGCGTGCGCGCTCTGGTCAATGCCGCGGAGGTCCGCGAGGGCCATACGGTGCCGTGGCTCGCCGGCCGCTCGCTCGACGGCAAGCGGCTTTATCCGGATATGGCACTGCCGTTCGATGTTGCCGGCGTGAAGACGCGCCGCACATGCGGGTTTCATGAGCTCGCCGAATGGCTGATGATGAACGAGGGTCACACTTACGACCGCGACAGCGACCCACCCGGCGATGCGCACTACATCGCCAACGGCGTCGAGAAGATCGAGGTCGAGGCGCAGGGCGGCAACTGGGATGACTACTGTCTGGCGCTGCGGCCGCTGATCAAACAAACCGACGATCCGGCGCTGGTCAACCTGCCGCCGGTAGCCGACTGGGACCGGCGGCCCTACGAGGACGACGATCCGACGCTTGAAGCCGAGATCGAGGCGGCCGACAAGTCAACCTTTGCGGCACCGGCATCGCCAACATCGGGCGTCCAAGGCTACGACCTGGAAGGCGCCCGCCGGCGCCGGCGCAAGCGGCGGACCAAACAACCGCCGACAGCGGACGCGTCGGCCCCCGTATCCGCGATGGAGAAACGCGCGATGGACGAGCAGCAGCTGAAGCTTTTCATCCCGATCACCAAGATCGATGCGGCGAAGCGCCTGGTCTACGGCGTCGCCACCGCCGAGCAGCCGGACGTGGTCGGCGAGATTTGCGACTATGCCTCGACCAAGCCGCTTTATGAAAAGTGGTCGGCGCAATTCGAGAAGGTCACCGACGGCAAGAGCCTCGGCAATCTGCGTGCCATGCACGGCAACGTGGCGGCAGGCTGCGTCAAGGAGATCGCGTTCAACGACGAGCAAAAACAGATCGAGATCGCCGCCAAGGTGGTCGATGACGCAGAGTGGGCCAAGGTCGAGGAGGGCGTCTATACCGGTTTTTCCCAGGGCGGCAAATATGTCAAGCGCTGGCCCGATCCGGCCGACAAGCAGTTCACCCGCTACACCGCGGCGCCGCTGGAAATCTCGCTGGTCGATAATCCGTGCCTGCCATCGGCGACGTTCTCGGTGATCAAGGCGGACGGCTCGACCGAGCTGCGCAAGTTCAAGGCCGCGGAAGCGGCCGCGGAGAAGGACAAGATCGAAACGCCGAACGACAACGAGATCGGCAAGCAGGTCTGGATCAACGAGCGGCTGCCGGGCAAGACCTTCGCCAAGAAGGCGGAGCTGCGCCAGGCGCTGATCGACCTCGACGCCGAGGAGGCCGCAACGAAGCAG